CGGCGTACTCGGTTGAGCTGCACTACTTCTTCATGCCAACGTCAATCGTCGATGCCGGCACGACTTGGCTGGGCGACAACTTTGACACCGTGCTGCTGTATGGTTCGTTAGTAGAGGCTGCGATCTACATGAAGATTGACGCACAGACAGAAGGTGTTGTGCTTGAGACCAAGTACAAGGAAGCCTTGGGTCTGGCCAAACGCTTGGGCGACGGCTTGGAGCGTCAGGACGCATACCGCAGCGGTCAATACAGACAGGCAGTCACATGATCACCCAAACCGCAACCACCTCGTTCAAGGCTGACCTGCTCAAAGCAGTTCACGACTTCAACACCGACACGTTTAAACTGGCGCTCTACTTGGCCACGGCCAATCTTGACGCAAACACTACCGTTTACACAACCACCGGGGAAACCGATGGAACTGGGTACGTGGCGGGTGGCAACACCCTGACGGGTGTGTCGGTCAATGACGCTGGGTTTGTGATCTTCACCAACACGACTTGGAACCCTGCTGCGTTCACCGCACGGGGTGCCCTCATCTACAATAGCACCAAGTCGAACAAGGCCGTAGCGGTTTTGGACTTTGGTTCTGACAAGACTGCGACCAATACCTTTTTGGTGCAGATGCCCGCCAACACAGCGACCAGTGCGCTGATCCGATTTTCCTGATAGGAGCTTGAAATGAGCATTGAAAAAGTCAAAGCTGGTGGCGTGTTCACCGTGCAGTGTTTCGACAGCGAGGGCAACCTCAAGTGGGAAGAGAAGAAGCACAACCTTGTGGTCAACGTCGGCCTGCAGTTCATGAACGACAAGTTCTTCAAGGGCTCCTCGTACACCGCTGCTTGGTACTTCGGCCTGTACGGCGCTGCCGCCTCGAACAACCCTGCTGCCGGCGATACCATGGCCTCCCACGCTGGTTGGACGGAAGTCACGGCCTACTCGGAGGCCAACCGCCCCACGGCCACGTTCGGCACCCCCACTACGGCTGATCCATCGGTGATCAGCAACTCAGCTTCTGTGGCTGTGTTCAGCATCAACGGCACCACAACCGTTGGCGGCGCGTTCCTCACCACGGACAACACCAAGGGCGGCACCACTGGTACGCTGTTCTCGGCTGGCGACTTCCAAGCCCCCGGCGATCGCTCCGTGGTCTCTGGTGACGTGATCAACCTCACGTACCAATTCAGCCTCGACGCGGCGTAATGTGTTTGCTGGAGCCCCGTTTGCAACTGCACCGTTCTCTGCGCTAAGCGGGAACGTGTACGTCGCTGTCGTTAACGAGAGCGCGAGCGGGGCTGATCTAGTTTCTTCTCTGGCGGCATTTGCATCGCAGGTGTCGGAGTCTGCAACAGGCGCTGACGAGGTTTCCGCCCGTGTGGTGTTCATCTCTCTGGTCACGGAGACGGCGGCTGGACAAGATCAGACCTCCGCGCTTGTTTCCGTTCGTTCGGCTGTGTTCGAGTTGGCCGGTGGTCTGGACTCTGTCTCCAGCAACGTGGCGTTCGGCGCAGCCGTCCAAGACGGAGCAACGGGCCAAGACCAAGTCAGCAGCACCCCTGAGTACGGGGTCACGATCCTTGAGAATGCCTCTGGCCAAGATGTCACGAGCACGCTGGTCAGTCTGATGTCGCTGGTTTCTGAGTCAGCCGTAGGCGAGGACATCCTCAACGCGCTCAAGGTCACGGTGGCAATGGTCTTCGAAGGGGCTACAGGCGCAGATCAAGTTGCCAGTAATGTCATCGTGCTGGCCAACGTGGTTGAGGCAAGTACCGGCTCCGAGACGGTTTCTGCCCGTGTTAACTTTGCCTCTCTGGTCGCAGAAGCTGCACAGGGTCAAGACACCGTGTCGGTGCGCACGCTCTTCAAGGTGCTCATCACTGAGCTGGGTATCGCCGAGGACAGCGTTCAAGCTGCGTTCTTGTGGAACCTAATCAATGACAGCCAGACGGTGGCGTGGCAAAATGTGAATACCGCAGAGGCGACCAACTGGCAAGTCATCAACACCGCTGACGGCACGCAGTGGCAAGTTATCAAAACACAGCCTTAAGGAACGCACATGGCCTTTGTTGTCAAGGATCGAGTCAAGGTCACAACGACCACCACCGGGACGGGCACGCTCACGCTTGGGGCTGCTACCGTTGGGGGCTTCCAAGATTTCTCCGTCATCGGTGACGGCAACACGACCTACTACGCCATTGTTGATACAACTGCCGGCGCATGGGAAGTGGGCATCGGCGTTTACACATCCAGTGGCACAACCCTGTCGCGTGACACGGTGCTTGAGTCATCTAACGCTGGCGCACTGGTGGACTTTGCCGCTGGCTCCAAGGACGTGTTCGTGACCTACCCGGCAGAGCGTGCTGTGGTCGGCGGTATGGGCTACATCGAGAACGCCGCAACGGTGACTCAAAGCTCAACGATCAACGCAGGCAACAACGCCATATCAGCCGGTCCTGTGACAATCGCAGGTGGTAGCAGTGTGACGGTGCCATCCGGTAGCCGTTGGGTTGTGGTTTAAGGGGTAAGAGATGAGTATTGTTTTAGATGGAACCACGGGCATCACAACGCCAGCAATTAATGCAGGGAACGTTGTTGGTCAGGTGTCATTTTTCGCTATGAATACCGCTCCCACGGGCTACCTTAAGGCCAACGGCGCAGAGATATCTCGCACCACCTACGCCGACCTTTTCACAGCCATCGGCACGACCTTTGGTGTTGGTGACGGCTCGACTACGTTTGATTTACCTGACCTGCGCGGTGAATTTGCTCGTGGTTGGGACGACGGTCGAGGCGTGGATTCTGGTCGTGTGTTTGGCACGGCACAGACCGATGCTTTGCAAGGCCACTGGCACAGCTTTACTGGCGGTTTTAACACAACATCTTCTAACGCTGGCACCTCCAATCGTATAAATAACAGAAACTCAGGCGGTGCCAACCTCAACGAAACCTTTAGGGCTGCAACTTTGGAAAGTGACGGAACAAACGGAACCCCAAGAATCGCTAGTGAAACCCGTCCCCTCAACGTGGCCCTGCTGGCCTGTATTAAATTTTGAGGTAGCACATGAAGCAAGTTTGCCAACTAGACGCCGCCGGATACTTCACAAACTTGGCGGTAGCGGACGACTCCCCGTTAGAGCCGGGTGTGTACCTTATCCCCGGCGGGTGTATCGACACCACTGCGCCCACGATCTCTGCGGGCCAACGGGCCAAATGGAATGATGCGTGGGTGATTGAAGATATTCCACAGCCAGAACCAGAAGTTGAGCCAGAGCCGGTTGAGCTGACCTACGCACAAAAGCGCATGGCGGAGTACCCCTCACTTTTGGACTATATCGACGGCGTGGTCAAGGGCGACCAAGCGCAGATTGATGCCTACGTTACAGCTTGCTTGGCTGTGAAGGCGAAGTACCCGAAGGAGCAAGCATGAGCAAAATAGCCTTATCCGGCAACGCCTCGGGCACCGGCACGTTTACCATCGCCAGCCCAAACAGCAACACCAACCGGACGTTGAACCTGCCTGACGCAAGCGGGACAGTTCAGGTATCTGGAAATCCCATTTCAGGCACGACGGGCGCATTTACCGGGGTGGTTTCAATTGGCGCGGGTTGGACCCTTGAGCAGTCTGGCACGGATTTGCTTTTCAAGTACAGCGGGACAAACGTGTTCAAGATCACATCCGCTGGCGCTATTGTGGCCAAAGACAACGTCACGGCTTACGGGACGGTGTAATGCCATTACCAGCGTCAGGCCCCATCTCTCTGTCCCAAGTCAACACGGAGCTTGGACGATCAGCCACGGCTTCAATCAATATGAATGATGCGCAGGTCAGGGCCTTGGCCGGTCAGCCATCCGGCACTGTGACAATGAACAACTTGCGGGGCAAGTCCGGCATCTATGTGGCATCTGGTGGCTCTGAAACAACCTACGCGAGCGGCGGTGCAACCTACAAGTCCCACACGTTTACAGGCTCTGGCACCTTCACCATTTCGTCAACAGGCGTTCTGTACCCAACACTTGAGTTTCTTGTTGTTGCTGGTGGAGCTTCTGGCGGCACATGGCACGGTGGTGGTGGTGGCGCAGGCGGCGTGATCGTGAGCAGTGCGAATAGCGTGTCTACTGGGGGTAAAGCTGTCACTGTCGGTGGCGGTGGCGGTGGCGTATCCAACAGCTTCGGAAACTTTGGTGCCGGGTCTGTTATCAGTGGGGTTAGTGGCACTGCAGCCGGTGGTGGTCGTGGTGCTTGGTTTGGCAACGT